AATGCTGTCCGAAATGGACGGATGAGCATGAAGGAGGGGGCAAACGTGCAAAGCACAGTCCAAGCGGAGTACAAAATCGGACGGGCAATCGTGCGGATGCACGGAACGCCTGACCCAGAAAACCTGAAGGCGGCAACGCTGAAGTTTATGCAAAAGGTGGAGCAAGCCAGAAGAAAGCAGAGGAAGGAGGGCGTTAAGGATGGGCTTTCGGTACACAGATGACCCGATAGCGGATCATGAAGCGTATGAAGCGGAACTTGCACGGCTTGAAGCAGAAGTTCCCGTTTGTGGCTACTGCAACAGGCCTGTAATGGATGATTTCTATTATGAGATCAACGAAGAACCTGTTTGCGCTGAGTGCTTGGAACAGTATTTCAAAAGAGAAGTAGTTGTTGACTGAAACGGGATGATAGGCAATTTCTCCCGCAAACAAACAAAAGGGAGTGGTTGCAATTAGTAAGCACAGCAAAGGTGATTTGCAGCAGATGCAAAGTTTACCGTTGGAAGCCAAAATCCTGATGACGCAACGGCGCATCCGGGATTGGGTGGACTACTGGAACGGGGATGTATATGTATCTTTCAGCGGCGGCAAGGATAGCACAGTCCTAAAGCACATTGTTGATGGGATGTATGACGATATTCCTGCCGTGTTTGTCAATACGGGGCTTGAATACCCGGAAATCCAGCAGTTTGTCAGGGAGATCAAATCCGGGAAGTATGACTGCTTCAATCCTGATGTTGAAATACTCAGGCCGGAAATGCGATTTGACGAAGTCATCAAACGGCACGGCTATCCTGTGGCAACAAAAAGGGTTGCGGAATATGTGGAAACGGCGAAACGAAACCCGGATTCTATGAGGGCTAAGTGGATTCGTGGTGACGAAGTGACGAAATTTGTAGCACCTGGCAAGTGGGCTTTCTTGATAGACGCACCATTTAACGTGTCCGCAAAGTGCTGTCACATAATGAAGAAACATCCAATCAAAAAGTACGCTGTAAGCACGGGAAGAAAACCAATCATCGGAACAATGGCGAGCGAAAGCCCGAACCGGGAACAAACGTGGATACAAAACGGCTGCAATGCGTTTGAAGCAAAAGAACCGATTTCACAACCTATGGCATTCTGGACAGATCAAGATGTTCTGCATTACATCAAACGTTTCAACGTTCCATATTGCCCTGTGTATGGAAAAATTCGGGTTAAGCGCAATCAAAATGCGGTTGATAACCAAATAAACCTGATTGATTACCTTGGCGATTACGAGCCAGAAGACACGCTGGAAACCACGGGTTGCACCCGAACGGGGTGTATGTTCTGCATGTTTGGCTGTCACCTTGAAAAAGCACCAAACCGATTCCAGCGGATGAAGGAAACGCACCCGAAGCAGTACGCCTACTGCATGGACAAGCTGGGCTTGCGGGAAGTGCTTGATTACGTAGGTGTTCCATACGAATAACCATTAAGCATGACGAGAAGGGGGGTAGATTAAGAATGAAAATAGGTTTGGTGGATGTTGACGGGCATAATTACCCCAATATTCCGTTGATGAAGTTGTCAGCGTGGCACAAGAAACAAGGGGATCGTGTTGAATGGTATGAGCCAATGTTTTCAGGTCACTTGGACAGAGTTTATCTGTCAAAAGTGTTCAGTTTTTCGCCGGATTACCCTTATCACATAGATGCAGATGAGGTTGTCAAGGGGGGCAGCGGGTACTGTATCAGCCTTGTAGATGGCAAAGAGGTTTTCGACAGCACCAAGGATGTGCCGTTGCCATATGAAGTTGAACACATTTACCCGGACTATTCCTTGTACGGGATCACGGATACGGCCTATGGATTTTTGACAAGGGGTTGTCCACGGGGATGCAGCTTTTGCCATGTGGAAGCAAAGGAAGGAAGAGCATCACGCAAGGTTGCAGACGTGAGCGAGTTTTGGAACGGTCAAAAAAACATCGTGCTTTGCGACCCGAACATTCTTGCTTGCAAGCAATGGAAAGACCTGTTGCAGCAGCTAATTGATAGCAAAGCCAAGGTTGACTTTAACCAAGGGCTTGACATCCGGCTGATGACACCCGAAAAGGCTGAAATGCTGAAACGGATCAGGACAAAAAACCTTCACTTCGCATGGGATAGATTTGAGGACAAAAACAAGATTTTGCCCAAATTCAAGATGTTTAAGGAGATCACAGGAATCAACGAAAGGAACCTGATTGTGTATGTCCTTTGCAACTTTGATACAACCATCGAACAAGACCTTGAAAGGATCTACACCCTGCGGGAAATGGGCTATTGGGCATATGTGATGCTTTACGGCAAAGAACACATTCCGAAAGGCCATGTTCTGCGAAAATTGCAAAGGTGGGTCAACAACAGATTCGTTTTTGCAAAGTGCAAAACATTCGATGAGTACCTAAGCAACTAACCCGGAATGATAGCCACAAACTGACCCTATTTCAATAGAAGAAAAGGGGTCAAACATGAAGGAATACAAGAGTTTTTTCAAAACGGTTGGAGGTAATGAGGGCGGCAAGTGTAGGTACAATACCCGGCTTGACACCTTTGGCTGCGGTTGCCAGCACGATTGCGCATACTGCTACGCCAAAAGCCTGTTGAGCTTTCGGGGGCTGTGGGATGCAAAGGAACCTGCTGTGGCTGACTTGGACAAGATCGAACGCAAGATAGCCAAGCTGGAACCCGGAACTATCGTCCGGCTGGGCGGCATGACAGATTGCTTTCAGCCGATGGAAGCACAGGAGCATATCACGGCTGAAACCATCCAACTGCTGAACAAGTACGGCATCGGCTACCTGATTGTCACCAAATCTGACCTTATATGTGATTACCTGAGCATTCTTGACAAAGACCTTGCCCATGTGCAGGTAAGCACGACATGGATACCATGCGAAAAGGCTGTAAGCACGGAAAGGAGGATTGAAGCCATTGAACGGTTAGAAGCTGCCGGGGTGGATACAGCGGTTAGGTTATCCCCATTCGTTCCACAGTTTGTGGATTTTGACCGCCTGAACAGTATTCGATGCAGGAAAATCATCGTTGAGTTTCTCCGGGTGAACCATTGGATCAGAGCATGGCTCCCGCTGGACTACAGCAGCTACACGGTCAAGCATGCGGGATACAACCACCTGCCGTTGGACAAAAAGATTGAAGCCTTGGCGAAGATTACGGGCTTTGATGAAGTAAGCGTCTGTGAAGATGTGACTGAACATTATGAATATTGGCGTGAATGCGTCAATCACAACAAAGAAGACTGTTGCAATCTTAGATTTGGAGGATATGAGAATGGGACAGAAAATCAACGTACCGATTAACGTACCTTATCTGGTTGAACTGGTTGAAAAAAGCGGTATGAACCGTGCGCAATTTAGTGAAAAGCTGATGCGTGGCAAGCAGTTTATTTCCGAACTCATCACCAATGGGGAAACATCGCCAAGGAATGCCCGGTATATTGCCCAGCTTGCTGGCGGCGATGAAAAGAAGCTGCTTGAAGCTGTGCCGTACAACCCGGAAGACTACCGCTTGAAGAAAATGAAGTGCAAACCGCAAGAGCCGGAAAAGGGCGGCACGATTGCTGACTATATCGCCCTTATCTCTGACAGCCTGATTGAGCTTGCAAAAAATCAGGGGCAGGTTAGCGAACTGCTTACGCTTACCAGCAAGCAGATTATGGACAATGCCCGGTATAACGCCGAAAGCAACAAGCTGTTTGAAGCCGTGTTTGAAAAGTTGAATAGCATTAGCAAAAAGGTGGATGAAATCCACCGGGAGTTGAAATAAGGGAGGATATGAGAATGGTTAAAGCAACGATTGTATTTAAGGATTTGACCTCTGAGGATGTTGTGTTGAACGACTTTAGCGAGTTGTTTGAACGGTACAAAGATCGGGAAGTGTTGGCTGTTGCCGGACAGGTTATCCACCCGAAGGACATGCGGCAGGGGAGGGACAAGTAATGCCAAGCCTTTATCACATTGACCAAGCAATCATGGAGTGTGTGGATTGGGAAACCGGGGAGGTATTCGACCCGGAACGCCTTGATACTTTGCAGATGGAGCGTACCGCCAAGCTGGAAAACGTGGCCTGCTGGGTTAAGAACCTTGTGGCAGATGCAAAGGCTATTCGGGAGGAAGAAAAGGCCTTGGCTACCCGCAGACAGCGGATGGAAAAGAAGGTGGAAAGCCTTAACAAGTGGCTGACCAATGCGTTGCAGGGCGAAAAGCTGAGTACGCCAAGGGTGGCTGTCAGTTTCCGCAAGTCTGAGGGGTTGGATGTTATCAATGCAGATGACTTCTGCCTGTGGGCGATGGGCAACGGCAGGGATGACTTGTTAAAGTTTACGGCTCCCACGATTGATGCGGCAGCAGTGAAAAAGGCCATTAAGGGCGGTCTGGATGTGCCATATGCCCGGATTGAGGAACGAACAAACATCCAAATCAAATAAACATAGGAAATGGAGGAAAAACCTATGGGAATCCCTGTGCTGGTACTGGGCGAATCGGGAAGCGGCAAAAGTGCGAGCCTTCGCAACTTTGAAGCTGGCGAAGTTGGCATCTTTAACGTTGCCGGGAAGCCGCTGCCCTTCCGCAAGAAGCTACCCTGCAAGGCTACATCGGATTACAACACCATCATGAATGGGATTAAGAAAGCATCCCGCAAGGTGTTTGTGATTGATGATAGTCAATACCTAATGTGCTTTGAAGCATTCGCAAGGGCGAAGGATACCGGGTTCAACAAATTCACGGACTTTGCATTGCACTTTTACAACCTTGTGCAGTTTGTGATTCAGCAAACGCCGGATGATGTGATTGTTTATTTCCTGCACCATACGGAGCAGGACAGCAACACGGGCAAGATCAAGGCAAAGACCATGGGTAAGATGCTGGACAACCAACTTACCTTGGAAGGGCTTTTCTCCATCGTGCTGCAATGCGTAACAGACGGCAAAAAGCATGTTTTTGTAACACAAAGCGATGGGTTTACCCCTTGCAAATCCCCTATGGATATGTTCCCGCTGGAAATCGAAAATGATTTGAAAATGGTAGATCAGGCAATCCGGGATTACTACGAAATGAATGAAAAGGAGAACGAAAACAATGATTAAGAAGCCTATGAACTGGGAGAACGTGCAGGAGTTTGGCGAACGCAAGGCGTTGCCTTTGGGTGCATATGTGTGCAAGGTGAAGCAGGTACGGGTGCAGGATAACACCTACGGTTCCCAGCTTGCGTTGCTGTTTGATGTGGTGGAGGGTGAATACGCCGGTTTTTACAATCAGGACTTTGCAGCCAACAGCGACCCCAACAAGAAATGGAAGGGCTTGCTGCGTGTATGGCTCCCCAAGAATGACGGCAGCGAAAAGGACGAAATAACCAAGCGGGTTTTCAAGGGCTTTATTATTGCCTTTGAACGCTCCAACCCCGGCTATACTGCCTTTGTTGGCGATAGCATGAATGAAAATAGCCTTGTTGGTAAGACCATCGGCATCATGTACCGGAACGAGGAATGGGAATACGAGGGTAAGCACGGTTGGGCGGTGCGTCCTTTTAGGGCAATCAGTGCCGATACCGTCCGGGAGGGCAATTACACCCTGCCCAAGGACAAGCCTTTGAAAAACGGCAGCAGCGCTACGGTAGCCCCTGCAAACGTTCCTGCTGGCTACACGGAAGTTGACACCGAAGAACTGCCTTGGGATTGATCGAGAAAGGAAGCAAGACTATGAAGATTAACAAACTGTGGGAAGGCATCAAGCGTATTGCAAACGGCGATTACATCATTGAAGGCGACCTCATCTCTGACGATAACATCGAAATCGAACTGGACGATAGACTGATTGTGCGTGGCAAGATCGAAACAAAGAAAAGCATTGTTGCAAAGCGAACAATCAAGGCTGGCTGTGGCATCAATGCTGGCTGGGGCATCAAGGCTGGCTGTGGCATCAATGCTGGCTGGGGCATCAAGGCTGGCGAGGGCATCAATGCTGGCTGGGGCATCAAGGCTGGCGAGGGCATCAATGCTG